CCGAACTCGCTGCTTATGCACACACGTCGTGCAATTGAGTTTGTTGCAGACCACCCATTTGGTGAGAAACTTTGGGCAGGGGCAAACGACTGGGCTAACCGTTCACAGCAGGAGTCTCGTGACGGTGTAGCTGCTAAAAAGACAGCCGCATCTAAGCCAGTAGTTGAATTATCGGGGGATGACTCTATTGTTCCTAATGAGTCTTTGCCGGGAACTATTGGCGGTGCTCTCATGGAGGCTGCCCACAGTGGTCTGTCAGTTGACCAAGCATTTCGTAATGGAAATGTAGATGTACCTAAAGACCCTGATGCTATTTCTGAAGAAGAGGGTGGAACTCCGGGTAAGCGAACTCTTTCTGATATTGGTAACGGTCGTCGTCTAGTTGATTCTTTTGGTAATGCGATTCGCTATACTCCAGGAATCGGGTGGCATATCTGGGACGGTCAGTATTGGCGTCCAGATACCGAAGACCTTGGCATGCATGAGCTAGCTAAACGCATTCCTCCAATCATCGCCAGTGAGATTGTGAACTACGATGACCAAGATAAAAAGAATGAAGTTTTGAAATGGGCTAACCAAGCCAAATCAAACTCTCGTGTGAATTCAACTATTGAGAGCGCAATCTCTGACCCTCGTACTGTTCTACCAGTGTCATCATGGGACGGCAACGAATATCTTCTTGGTGTCCAGAATGGTGTAATTGACCTACGTACTGGAGAACTTCTTAAAGGTCAGCCAAATCTATACATCACTAAGCGTGCACCTGTTGCTTACACTCAGGGTATGAAGAATGTCCGTTGGGAGCAGTTTATCGACTTTGCTACTGGCGGGGATAAGGAATATCAAGACTGGCTACAACGTGCAGCTGGGTACTCACTCACGGGTCAGCGTACTCAGGATGTTATGTTCTTGGTTTATGGTCCTCCGGGTTCTGGTAAAAACACATTTGTCGAGGCTCTTGTTAAGGCAATGGGAACTCAGCAGTATGCATGGCCTCTTGACTCAAGCATTCTTGCTCAGGGTGATGGTCAAACTAGTAGTGCTGACCTCTATCACTGGGCAGAGCTTCGTGGTCGTCGTATGGTATGGGTAGATGAGTTGCCCGAGTCTGAGCGTATGAAAGAGAACTCGGTTAAGAAACTGACTGGTTCATCTGAAATCTCTGCTCGTTCTCCGGGTGAAAAGCCATTTACATTCAATTCTCAGGCAAAACTTTGGGTCACTACAAACCACCGCCCGATGATTAATGATGACGCTATGTGGCGTCGTATTCGTCCTATGCCTTGGAGTAATGTCCCAGAGAAGCCAGACCCAGACCTTAAAGCGTACTTGTTTGATATAGAGGGTGGTCTTCCTGCTGTTCTTTCGTGGATGGTAGAAGGTGCTATTAAATATTTAAATTCCAGTGAGCGTGACAAACTTGGATGGTGCACTGCTGTCCGTGAGTCAGCTGACATCTATCGTAAGAATGAAGACCGTATTGGTATGTTCTTAGATGAAGAAACCAAGGAAAGCGAAGGAACTGCTCTGCCAGTTAAAGCTCTTTATACTGTCTATCGTATGTGGAGCGATGAGCGTGGTGAGCGTGCTATGACTCAGATTGCTTTCCAGCGCAAACTCTCTGACCGTGGATTACCAATTCTTGGTCAAGGAACTCGTGCAATGATTTCTAATCGAGTAATGATGCCTCGCGTAGTTCCTAGCGGTGAAGTTGATTGGCAGACTGCAACTAGATTTGCTAAATCTGTCTAATGATGCGCTGATGTTCTATAGTGGTATAGAATAAAAGTGTGTCTTGGGAGAAAGACATCTGGTAGGGAGTCAGGTTTTTTATCCTTTCTTTTACTGGCTCCCTACCCACCTCAATATGTATTACAGGAGATAAATTGAAAATTTGTATCGCTACACCGATGTACGGTGGAAATGCCAAAAGTGTATATGTCGCTTGTGTGACTGAACTTACTCATAAGCTATCTGCCGCTGGTCACACTGCCTATCAAGTATCGATGACCAATGAGAGCCTAATTACAAGAGCACGCAATACTCTGGCTCACGAGTTTATGAAGTCAGATGCAGATGCTCTACTTTTCATTGACTCTGACCACGGATTTAATTCTGATGACATCATTAAGATGGTCAACTCTGGTAAAGATGTAATCGGTGCAATTTATCCGATGAAGTCAATCAACTGGGAGAATGTACGCAAGGCAGCTCTAGCTGGTCGTGAAAACTTGGAAGCTTACTCTGGTAGTTTTGCAATTAACTTCTTAAGTGAAGAGATGCAGTTTAAGGGTGACGAGCCTTTCCGAGTTCGTGATGTTGGTACTGGTATGTTGTTTATCCACCGACGTGCCTTTGAGCAAATCAAACCTATTGTTAAAACTTATAAAAACAATGCAGTGTCGGCTAACATGCCATTCGGAGAAGTAGTCCATGAGTTTTTCCCCACAATGATTACCGAAGAGCCAGAGTCTGTTCTTCTATCAGAAGACTACGCTTTCTGCCACCTATACCGTGAGTCTGGCGGTTCTGTGTATGCTGCCCCTTGGGTGCGAATTACTCACGCTGGTGAATATAACTTTGCTGGTAACTTCCTAGCTACACTAGAAATTCAGAACCAATACACCAATGCAGATAGTGCACAGGCTGTAGAAGCTCCTATCGTTGAAGAAATTCAAGAAGATTCTTCACCGTCGTCGGATACCAAAACCCGCCGTTCTGGGAAGAAATAGCATCACGATTTAGACCATCCGCAATTTTGCGGTACGAAGCCCCCGAAGCTCGTTCAGAAATAATCCTCTGGCGTATCTCTTCGGGGGTTTTATTCATGGGCCCCATGTCTACTCCCCAAACGATGCCTCGGTCGCGGCGGTCCTTGTGGACATCCTTTTGACGAGCAGCAATAATCCCTCGTTCCATCTCGGCGAGCGCAGACATAATTGTTACAACAAAGCGACCTTGGTATGAGGATGTATCTAGATTTAGGTCCATCATTACGAGTCGCCATTTATTGGTATTAGCTCGGTCAATGATGCTAAGAAAGTCCTTCGTAGAGCGGGCTAATCGGTCGATACGAGTCACGAACAATGCTTGGGCACCACCAGAGTCAAGACGCTTCAAAGCGGCTGTAAGAGCGGGTCTGCCTGTAATTGACTTGCCTGAGCGACCCTCCTCACGGACGAACTCAAACTCTTCAAACCCAGCGAGCTCTGCTGCTTGTTTTAGCTGCCGCTCTTGAACATCTAACGAAACTCCGTCAGATACTTGAATTTGTGTAGATACACGAGCATAGAGTAGGGCAATACCTTCACTCATATTTACTCAATTGGTCCGCCGACAACCCACGCTGAGCAGGTTCTTGAGGCGGCGCATTTGAAGTCGAATGCTTCGCAATAGCCAAGTTCGGCTGTGTCGATAGCATCCCATGCATTTTGTGAGCCTGAATCTCCAGCGGCAATTCCGCTCTCAATGCAGTCCAACATTTTTGGAGTGCGAATAAACATTACGCAGTTCCCACATACACTCTTCTTTGCATCAATCACTGGCAGTGACCAACGCTTGGCTTTTTCAGCCCAAAACTCTTCGTTAGGTTCTTTAGGGTTTAGTGGTCCGTAGCCAGCAGTCTCGATTGCTTTTTCTCGATTAGCAAGATTTATAGCAATGTCTTGAGTTGCTGGAGGGCATGAGTCATCATCTAACGCAAATACCATTGATGCTACAAGTGGGTTTAAAGTAGATGCTTCAGAACTACGTGGGTGGAGTTTAGGAAGTAAGTCATTATCCTGAGTGTATTTAGGATTATTAGGTTTACCTGAGCGAACCAGCTTCAAAAAAGCATTAACGCGAGCCATGGCCCAAGAGTTTCTGTTTTGGTCTGGACGGTGAGAAGTTGAGAACGCACCTGCTCCACGGCGATAGACAGCCTTGAGTTTGGCTAGCGTAACCTTGCGACCGTTTTTTGCTTTAGCGTTGTGGTCAGCGACTTTCTTTTCAAGAGCCTTAGTAATCTCGGCTGTAAAAGTTACACCTTTGCCTGTATCAGCAGAGCCCTCTTTGTTCTTGTCCGAGCCTTTAATGTGGTCTTTCTTAGGTGCTGGTTTAGAGCCAGCGGTGGCGGTAACTGCCCCGTCTGGAAGAACAGCGAAGCGACATAGGCCGCCTTCTTCAGTCTCAGAGGCAATAATTTCGCAACCGTTAGGAGCATTCCAGAATACGCAGTTGCCGCACTTGACGCCAATGGAAGCATTCTCTGCGTTTTTTTCGGCAGAGTCGTAGCCCGCCCAGACGCCAGTATTGTCTTCGTTGAACTTGCCATGCTTTTTAACAATGATACGTAAAGCGTCTGCGAGGTCGCGTTCTTCTGGTACAAGATTTTCGTTCATATATAAAGTATAGATGAGTTGATAAATACTGATATGATGAAACTAATAGTTGTATAATAATGTATCAGTTTGTACAGAATTATTGGCAAAATTTGCCGTATAAATTTAAGTTTAAGACTATACGGAATTACTTATTTGCAGCTTTGAAGTGGGCATCGGTAATCCAGATTGCCTTGTGGTGGGGGAAGACTGCTCCCGTATGTGCAAGCATTTGGTATCCAGCCTCAGCTACTCTAGCTGAGAAGGTAAGGTCTTCGGACACCCAAGTATTGTTCCCTGTAGGTCCGTCTTGGAACCAAGCCCAATCTGGGTCGGTGGCTCCTTCTCGAATCTTTTCAAGGACACTTCTATGAATCAATAAACAACCAGTTCCAGCAGCTTCAATCTCAACTACTGAATCCTCTGGGTAGTCCCGAAATGGGACCAATAGCCCATCTTGAATAATAAAAATACAAGGAGATGGGTCGATGTCAAACTGACTTCCGTTACCAAAACAAAGCCCAGAGATGATAGGGGCCTTATCTTTATCAGCAACATTAGTTAGAAGTGAGAAAGCCTTGGTAGTAATAAACTCATCTGAGTCCACCATAAAAAGCCAGTCTTCTTTAGTTCCATCTAAAAAGTGTTTAACCATTAGGTTTCTAGTTTTAGCTAGAAGTCCTAGACCATAGATGCTATTATACGAATTAATCTGGTCTGGGTAGAGTCTTACAATGTCTAAAAGACTTATAGCAAAACTGCTATCCACTACCCCATGGTTTGCCCATGAGATGTGTATGGTTTCATCAATTCTCATTCTTCAACTTTACCAATGTACTCGTGCGAGTAACTCCATCTATTTGGGTCAATTGTCCAACGGATAGTATCTCTGATGCCATCTTTGCGTTTCATATGATTCTTAGACGTTGGCTTCCACAGAAGTGAGTTGTCTCGATATTCTCCGAGGCGGGGGTGGCTAGTTTTTGAGAAGTAGCGTTTACCGTTTGATAGATAGTGCTGAGCTACTGCCTCAGAAAGTTTTGGTCCAAGACCTAGACCTTGATAGTCAGGGTGGATAACTAGTCGGTGTTCACGCCAAGCATTTTGAACTGTACCCGATGGATACGTCATAGCTGAAACAAAACCTACTAGCTGTCCTTCCCAGATTGCCACGTAGCTGTGTGACGCTTTGTTGAGTGATTCGGCGAGATAGTGGTGAGGAGCGAAGTGACTCCAAATGCTGCTTGAGGCAGGATAAATTTCGAGAACCATGTCTGGTCGATGAAGGTACCTTCCCGAAGCCCACTCGCCTCTGTCGGTATCAATTACCCAATCTGGCTCTAAGTATTCAAGCACATCTCGGTGGCAAGTTGCTAGGACGATACCTTCGACGTTATTTTTACGAACGTAACGAGCCATAGCAGCAGACGCTGCCTTGGCGACGTTCCTATCAATCACAGAAGTGAACTCATCAATGCGAGTAAAACTATTCAGTGAGCGTGCCAAGTTTGCACGGAACTGTTGTCCGTTTGATAAAACGTTGAATGGCTTCACCCACTCTGGGACTGACATCAGTCCCGCAGCAGATAACTTTTCATTAGCATCTACAGGATTAGCAAAGTGAGATGCGATTGAGCGAGTACTGTCCCAAGTTGGGTCAGCAATTTCTCCTGCAAATTCTGATAGGAGTTTAGATTTTCCTGTACCAGATGCACCTACGATTACTCCGATGCCCCACTGTTTAGGGAG